CACCTGACGCGCAGACCGTTGACCTATCATTTATCGTAGTTGGAACACCAACTGAAACATTCAGCTAAAAACAACTAATCGGGAGACAAAATGAAGTTACCAATAACAATTGAATACAACGACGGTACGCAGATCACATACACGGCTGCGCCACCTGAGTGGGTTAAATGGGAAAAGCAAACGGGCAACACAATTGCCCAGGCGCAAGAGAAAATTGGAATTTCCGATTTAGTCTTTCTCGCTTATCACGCCATGAAGCGCGAAGCCGCTGGGAAGCCAGTCAAGCCAATCGAAGCATGGACGGAAACCATTTCCGAAGTGATCGTCGGTGAAGCAAACCCAAAAGCCACCCAGTCGGAAGCCTAAGCCGAATCGTTTGGGAAGTAGCCCTGGCAACGGGGCTACCGCCCAGCGAATTTGAAAGTGCCGAAGACATTTTGACGGTCATTGAAATTTTAGAAAGGCGGGCAAATGGCAACTGACGCGATCAGTTATGACAAAGCGGAATTGCGCGCCATAACCCGTTCATTCAAAGCAATGGACGAAGAAGCAACCAACCAGGCAAAAGTCATCAGCAGCGAATTGGCTGACTATGTACGTTCAAGCGTCATTGACGCAGCAGCGACCAGCAACACAAATCAAACTGCAAAAGTGAGAATTGCCACTGGTGCAAGGGTTTCGAAGTCTTCCAAAATTGGTGAAATCAGCTACGGATTCGCAGCGCAAAAGTTTTCAGGCGGCGGAACAACGCAACAGTTATGGGCAGGCAATGAATTTGGTTCAAATACAAAGAAGCAATTTCCAGTGTGGTCAGGTCGTGAAGGTCGCGGTTCGCGCGGCTGGTTTATCTATCCAACATTGCGCAGAATCCAACCTGAAATTGTGAAGCGTTGGGAAAACGCATTTGTCAAAGTTGTGAAGGAGTTTGACTAATGGCTGGCAGTCGCACCCTTAAACTTTCAATTCTTGGCGACGTTGACAATCTTAACAAATCGCTGAAAGCCGCTGGCAATGACGTTGACACTTTCGGCGACAAAATGGGCAAGGTCGGCAAAATGGTCGGCGCGGCATTTGCAGCCGCAGCCGCAGCCGCTGGTGCTTACGCAATCAAAATCGGTGTTGAAGGCGTTAAAGCAGCCATTGAAGACGAGAAGGCACAGACACAATTGGCATTGGCGTTGGAAAATGCTACGGGCGCAACACAGGCACAAATTGCAGCCACTGAACAATCCATTCTTCAAATGTCACTGGCAACTGGTGTTGCTGACGACGAATTGCGTCCAGCGTTGGGTCGCTTGGTTCGATCAACGGGCGACATCACCCAGGCGCAAGATTTACTTTCAACCGCCCTGGACATTGCAACCGCAACAGGAAAACCGCTTGAAACAGTGGCAAACGCATTGGGTAAGGCGTACGACGGCAACACGGCTTCCCTGGGTAAATTAGGCATTGGTCTTTCAGCTGCCGAATTGAAAACAATGGATTTCACTGCGGTGCAAGGTCGCCTTTCAGATTTATTTGGTGGGGCTGCTGCGCGTAACGCCGACACATACGCGGGACGAATTGCACGCATGCAGGTCGCCTTCGACGAAGCAAAAGAAACAATTGGTTTTGCGTTGTTGCCTATTCTTGAAAAGGTAATCAACTTCATCAATCAAAACGCATTGCCAGCAATCAACGCATTTTCAAACGCCTTCAGTCTAGACGGCAACGGTTTGGGCGGTGTCATCACAACGGTTGGCAAAACAATTACCAATGTTTTCACGCCGATCATCAACGGTTTGGTCAAAGCGTTTGGTTATGTCCGCGACGCAATCGGTGACAATCTTGACACATTCAAAGAATTTGGCGGTTACATTGCGACCTATCTTGCACCCGTCATTGGCACGGTATTGGGCGGGGCTTTACAGGTTGCAGGCAAAATTGCAGGCGGCGTCATTGACGTCATTGCAGGAGTGGTGAAAATTCTAAACGGTTTAATTTCCGGGGCGGTTGCTGGAATCAACGCATTGATTTCGGCTTACAACGCCATTCCATTTTTGCCAAATGTTTCAAAGATTTCGACACCGACGGTCAGTGTTCCTTCAATCAAGACACCGACAGTTTCAACATCAGTGCCAAAGATTCCAACAATTTCAGCACCGTCAGGCGGTGGCACAACATCAGGCGCAGGCGGTGGCGGCGTTGCAACTGCGGCAAGGGTTGCGGCAAGCGCAGCAGCAGCAACGGTCAGCGGTGGTTTTGTTGGTTCAGCAGAATCGCGTGGGCTATCTGATCGTGCCAATTCTGAAAGGCTTGGTTTGGGAACAACGATCAACCTGACCGTAACGGGTGCATTTGATAAGGAAGGCACTGCCCGCACGATCGTTGACACCTTAAATAATTCCTACTATCGCGGCACAGGCGGCGCAACTAACCTGCAAATAGCATGACGCAGTGGTCACCCATTTGGTTGGTTGAAATTGACGGCGTTGAATACACCGACGCAGTTTTGGCAAACCTTACAATTCGCAGCGGTCGGACAAACATTTATGAACAAGCACAAGCGGGTTATGTCAATCTTCAGCTGCTAGACGTAAACCAAACCGCAATCCCAGTCAACATCAATTCAACAATCGGGGTTTCGGTTCAAGACACTTCAGGCACATTTGTCGCGATTTTTGGCGGCAACGTTGTTGACATTGGTTTGGAAGTGCGCGACGTGGGAACGACCATGTTCACGCAAACGTATTCGATCACGGCATTGGGCGCATTGGCACGTTTGCCAAAAGTCATTTACACCGACGCACTTGCACGGGATTTCGACGGCGACCAGATTTTCGAAGTTTTGCAAACGGTGTTGTTTGGGTCATGGGCTGAAGTGCCAGGGGCATTGACCTGGGCAACCTACAACCCAACAACAACATGGGCAAATGCTGAAAACACTGGGTTGGGCGAAATAGACCGCCCAGGCAATTACGATCTGTCGGCGCGGGGTGGTGGGTCAGACCCAATTGACGTTTATTCGCTGGTTTCAGCATTGGCAACGTCAGGGTTGGGGTATTTGTACGAGGACGCGGAAGGGCGCATTGGGTATGCCGATTCAACCCACCGCACCAATTACCTTGCGGCAAATGGTTATGTTGACCTTGACGCCAATCAAGCCCGTGCAGCAGGTTTGCGTATTGAAACCCGTGTGGGTGACGTTCGGAACGCAATAACAATCAAGTACGGCGCAAATAGCCAAAACGACGTTTCAGACAGTGACCCAGCGTCAATCGCTATTTATGGAAATCTTGCACAAATTATAACAACGACACTTCACGACTCGGCTGACGCAACCGCGCAGGCGGCGTTCTATTTGTCATTGCGTGCAAACCCGCAGCCAATCTTTAGCGAAATTTCGTTTGACTTGCAAAACCCTGAAATTGATAATGCTGACCGTGACGCGTTGATCAACATTTTCATGGGTGAAGCAATTTCCCTAAACAACCTGCCGTTGAACATGGCTTCAGGTACGTTTCAAGGTTTTGTCGAGGGCTGGTCATTTCAAGCCGCTTATAACCGTTTAAGCGTTACGTTGTTATTGTCCCCGTTGGCGTACTCACTTCAGGCTATGCGTTGGAACGACGTTCCAGTGACCGAAACGTGGGCAAGCGTGTCGCCGACTTTAGACTGGGCAAATGCGACAATAGTCGCTTAACGAAAGGGAAAACATGGCAAATCCAACAACCAACTTCGGGTGGGTCATGCCCACTTCAACAGACTTGGTCACCGATTTACCCGCAGATTTTGCGGTTTTTGGTCAAGCAGTCGACACATCATTGGCAGAACTTAAAGGTGGCACAACAGGTCAAGTGCTTTCGAAGACTTCAAATACTGACATGGATTTCACATGGATAGAACAAGACGATTCAACATTGGCATTTAATGCCCAAACTGGCACTACTTATACATTGGTTGCTGCTGACGCACAAAACAAATTGGTTACTACATCAAATGCTTCAGCGGTGACAGTTACAGTTCCGCCGTCCGTATTTACAACAGGAAACATTATCAATGTTCAATCAATCGGCGTTGGTTTAACAAGTTTCGCGCAGGGTGCGGGCGTAACAATCACTTCAACGGGTGCAACATCAGCTGCGCCAATTTTAAGAGCGCGTTATTCTGCTGCTTCAGTTATTTGCACAGGTTCAAACACCTTTACAATTATTGGGGACATTTCTTAATGCAAATTTTGGGAATCATGGCAAGCCAAAACTACAATCGTGGTTTGGTGGCTGAAATCATGATCGTTGCAGGCGGTGGCGGTGGTGGCGTTTCTTTTGGTTCGGGCGGTGGTTCGGGCGGTATCTTTTATAAAAGCAACGCATTGATTCCTTTTGGGATTTCTCAAACGGTTACAGTCGGTGGCGGCGGTGCGTCGGGTTCAGGTTCACCCGCATTTACTTATGGTGGAACTGGCAGTAATTCATCTTTTGGTTCATTAACCGTTGCTTCAGGCGGCGGTGGCGGTGCTAATGATCAGTTCAATCCTGGTATTACAGGCGGTTCAGGTTCAGGCGCTGCAATCAATGGTTCAGGTGGTGCGTCAAATCAATCTTCAACTGGTGGCACTGGTTATGGAAACGCAGGTGGTAATGGTATTGGAACAGGCGCGTCGGCTGGTGGCGGCGGCGCTGGTTCAGCGGGCAGCAATCCCGTGGGAACAGTCGGCGGCGCAGGCGGCGGCGGCACATCAGTATTTAGTGCATGGGGTGCAGCAACTAGCACGGGTATAAATGTGGGTGGAACTTATTATTATGCAGGCGGTGCTTCAGGCAACGGCGCAGGCGGTCGTGCAGCAGCAGCAACAGGTGGCACAACATGGCCAAATGCAGGCCCTGCCAACACTGGAAACGGTGGCAGTGGTGACGGCGTGGTTGGTGGCGGTTCAGGAATTGTCATTGCTAGATTTACAGGAACTATAACTGCCGCTTCGACAACAGGTTCACCAACGCGCGTTGTTTCAGGCGGTTACACTTATTACACATGGACTGCTAGCGGAAGCGTGACATTATAATGGCGCATGTTGCTGAATTAAATGAAAACAACGTTGTTGTTCGTGTGATTGTTGTTCATAATGATTATGAACCAAATGTTGAGGAATGGGCAAGCCAATGGGCTGGTGGCGGAATTTGGAAAAAAACAAGTTACAACGCCACAATTCGAAAAAATTATGCTGGAATTGGTTACACATACAATGAAACAATTGACGCATTTGTCCCGCCGAAATGCCATGACGAAGCCATTTTGAATAACGAAACCGCACAATGGAATTGTGAGAATGAGGGGCATAATGTCAACGTATCCTGACGGCACAAACGCCAGGTTGATCGAAGTCGCAGCAGCTGAAATCGGCACAATCGAAGAAGGCGACAACCTGACAAAGTACGGCAAATTTACAAAAGCAGACGGTTTGCCGTGGTGTGGCAGTTTTGTCAATTGGTGTGCAAATGAAGCGGGTGTCAAGATTCCTTCAATGGTTTCAACGGCGCAAGGCGCACACAAACTGAAAGAAATGCAACGCTGGTCAACTATGCCGCAATTGGGTTACCTGGCATTCATGGATTTCCCACACGACGGCATTGACCGCATTTCACACATTGGCATTGTTGTTGCCCTGATCGACACAAAGACTTGCTTGACGATCGAAGGCAACACCAGCGGGACAGGCGACCAGCGCAATGGCGGAATGGTTATGGTAAAGGTTCGTTCGTACGGTGAAGGCAAAGAGATCGTCGGTTTCGGCATTCCAAAGTTTGTGCCGTATAAGGGAGAATTTCCAAAGGTAGAAGCACCAGCAAAATCAACTGCAAAACCTAAGAAGGAGACAAAAAAATGGAACAAGCCAAAGCCCTGATCGCGTCATGGGCGCGTTCATTTATGGCAGCAGCACTTGCGCTTTACATGGCGGGTGTTACTGACCCAAAGACTTTAGCAATGGCAGGCGTGGCAGCAGTCGCACCAGTCATTTTGCGTTGGTTGAATCCAAACGACAAAGCCTTCGGTTCTACGGGGAAGTGAACCGACGATTCGCGGCGGCAGGGTTGGCTTGGGCACTTGCGCTAATCCTGACCGCTTGCGGGTATCAGGGGTGGACACGCTATGAATGCCAAGAATTCGACAACTGGGGAAAAACGCATTGCCAAAAACCGCAATGTGTCCCCACTGGAACATGCACTGACGACCTACTTGGAATTGAATCGGAACA